GCGGCTGGCGCAGCCGTAAAAACATCCGTATCAAAGAAGACGGACTTTCTTATTGTCGGCGAACAGGACGAGATCCTCGTCGGCTGTGACGGAATGAGCGAGAAAGAAGAAAAGGCCGCCGCCCTGAATCAAAAGGGTGCGACCATTCAAGTGATATCTGAGCAGGAGTTTTTGGCGCTGCTTCAATGACGCAGCCGTCAAGCGAGGTTTCCATGAACGCTGAACTTTTTGAGACCAACGTAAAGAAATACTGCGCCCTGAAGGGCGTGAGCCCGACCGTCGCCTGTGCTGAAAGCGGAGCGGGCAAAAACCTGCTGGGGCAGCTGGCCAAGCGCGGAACGGTTCCATCTGTCTCCCGCGTGCAGCTGTTGGCGCAGTATCTCGGCTGCACCGTCTCCGACCTACTGGGGGAAAAGGAGGCGCCGCCGGATCCGGTGCGACAGGAGTTTATGCGCCTGCTGGACAGCATGACCGCCGAGCAGCGGAACGAACTGTTTGCCTTCATGCTTCGCCTGAGACGGGAGCGGGAAAAATAAAACGGTGCCCGAATCGGGCACCGTCTCTTAGAGGATCTCGCCGCCAATGATTTTCAGCGCGGCCGCCAGGGCCTCGACCTGCGCCGCTTCGTCCAGACTGTCGAACAATGCCAACAAGTCCTCCTCCCACTCACTCATGTCGCGTCCCTCCTCAAATATTACCTTTATTGTACCACTTCGACAAAATATATCCAGTAAAATGCAAATTCTTTGCAAAAAATATACGTAAGCGGCAGATTTGCCGCGGAAAGAGGTCGAAAATGAAGAAAATTTCCGTGTTCCTGATGGCCGCCGTTTTGGCACTGTCCATCTGTGCCTGCGGCAGCACGCCCGCCAACAATGGCGGCGAGCAGACCAAAGAACCCGCCACTCCTCCCGACCTGACCGGCGAGTGGAAGCAGGTCAACAGCAACTCCGAGGATGCCTGGCAGGCGGCCACGATCTCCGGCAGCGAGATCGTCGTCAACTGGGTTTCCGATAACGGCGACACCAAGAGCCTGTACTGGGCGGGAACATTTGTTACTCCCACCACGGCGGACGAACCGTATTCCTGGGATTCTCAGAACGACAAAGAGCAGACCTCCCTCGCACTTCTGGCCAGCGGCGACGACACCAAGACATTCACCTACGCCAACGGCCAGCTGAGCTACGAGGCCAGCGCTCTCGGCTCCACCATGACCATTCGCATGGAGAAGGTCGACTAAAAAAGACAGAGGCGGTGCCCGAATCGGGCACCGCTTTCTCAAAAGGAGGGAGGCTCTGCCGTGCAGTGCAAGAATAAGGGCTGCGGCCGCGAGATAGACGCCGATTCCGTCTACTGCAAGTGGTGCGGCACCCGGCAGGTCCGGGAGCAGCGCAGCAAGAACACCGCCCACACGCCCACCGCCCGGAAGCTGCCAAGCGGCTCGTGGGCCTGCCGCGTCCGCGTCAACGGGCAGGACGTGTCCATCACCCGCGAGACCAAGGAGGAAGCCATTGCCGAGGCCATGGCCATCAAGCACGGCCTAAAGGCGCCCGAGAAGGCCGCCTCGACCATAACCTTAAGGGAGGCGTATCAGAAGTATATCGAATCCCGCGACGGCGTGATCTCTCCCTCAACGGCCGCGGAGTACAAGCGCCTCGCAAAAACATCCTTCCCAAGCCTGATGAAACTGCCGGCCGCCTCCATCACCTCCGAGCAGATCCAGCGGGAGATCGGTAAAATGGTAAAAAACGGGAAAAGCCCTAAGTATATCCGAAACGTTGAAGGACTTCTTGTCTCTGTCCTCAAGCAGTTTGCGCCAGATTCGAAGGTCTCCGTCATCCTTCCGCAGAAGCGGAAAGTGGAGCTGCGCAGGATCGAGGACGCCGAGATCGGCAAGATCATCGCGGCATTCTCCGGCACGGACATGGAGCTGCCCGTGCTCATGGCGCTGTGGATGGGGATGCGCATGTCGGAGATTCGCGGCGCCAGATTCGAGGACATCTCCGGAGGCAGGCTGCACATCTGCCGCGCCATCGTCTCCGGCGAAAATGGCGACGAGGTAAAGCCACCAAAGACCTTTTCCGGCGATCGCCGGATATCTGTCCCCGCCCACATTCAGGCGCTGATAGATGCCTCCGGACGTAGCGAGGGCTACATCGTTCCAGTCTCCAGCCAGACGATCCGCAATCGCTTTATTCGCGGCCTCGCTGCCGCCGGCATTCCCCGCTGCCGATTCCACGACCTGCGCCACGCCAACGCCGCTATCATGGTCCGCCTGGGCGTAGAATCAAAGTACGCGCAGGAGAGAAACGGCTGGTCCGACGACTGGGTGTACAAGCAGGTCTACGCCTACACGATGGACGACAGGATGGTCGAAATAGACAAGTCCATGGATGAATACTTTGGCAATAAAATGGCAACGGAAATTTGCAAGAAGTAAGTATTCAAGCCATGTATACCGGTTTTTTCAACGGGTTCGACTCCCGTACCCTGCTCCAAAGCCAGAAAACCGCCTGATTGCAATGATCAGGCGGTTTTCTATTTATTCACAAGGCTTTGCGGCTCGCTGTGCGTCCGAGCCAGCGCAAAAGCCGTCCAGCCTTGCGGACGGTCTTGCGCTCGATAAAAACAACTTTTGACAACGGAATGACAACGGGCTATCCCCACGGCCGCTGATATGCTCCGGTCGACTGCGCCAGCAAGAGGCGGAGATAGTCTGGGCAGCTCCTCACGCCGCGCTCCCAGTCCTCCAGCGTGCGAGTGGGTATACAGTACCGGGTGGCAAAGGCCGCCTGGGATAAACCGGTGTGCTGCCGGATGTCACGGATCGTCAGGTGGGCGGCGTCCCAGAGACGCGCCAGCAGGTCGATGCGGTCTGCGGGGATGTCCGCGTCCGGGGCATCGCCCCAGACAGAGGACAGAGACCAGTCGGAGACAAAGGCATCGCGGTCGGCGGAGGCGAGTGCCTCTCCAAAGAGCGTGTAGAATAGTTTGTCGGTGGTCATGGCAATTTCTCCTTTTTCTGCTTCGGTTGGCGTTGATTTTTCCCGCCACGGCGCTTGGCGTCCGCCCGGTGCTGGGCCTCTTTCCGGTGGGCGGCGGCGCACTCCGGAGAGCAGGTGACGGTTGGGGTGCCGGGGACGATCTCCCGGCCACAGACAACACAGACCTTGACGCCCCGGCGGGGTGTTTCGTGGCGCTTGGCGCGGTAATCGTGTTCGGCGTTCCAGCAATTGGCCTGCGCACGGTCGATTTCGCGGACGGCATCCGGTGCGCACTTGGGACAATACTTCTGTCGGCCGGAGCAGATGACGTACTCGCCGCCGCAGATCACACAGTTATCGATGTCTCCCAGGTGCCGGGAGTAACCGGAGACCTGGTACTTTCGTTCCCGTGTCTTCTGGCGCTCGGCCCGGCATGTGGGACAGTAGCGGGCGCGGGGGCCGCCGGTGAAGGCAGCCCCGCAGGTTTGGCAGGTTCGGGTGCGCAGGGTGGTGGATCTGGCGGCGGCAAGGCAGTCATCACACTTCGCTTGTTCAGGGCGATCTGTGGAAAACACCTTGCCGCAGGTGACGCACTTTTTCATTCGCATGTCGGTTGTTCAGCGGACTTCGAAGCTGACGATCTCGGCGGCGGTGTCGTCGCCCTCGTCAAAGTCTCGATTCTCAGCCTCGAATCGGTAGACCGGCCACAGTTCCACTTCTTGCGGGTGTTCGGTGTCCAGAGCGTAGGCGTTCAGGACGCGGAAGGAGTGCAGATACGCCTCGCCGTTCCATCCGTCGGCGCAGTACAAAACGCCGCCGATGTCGTAAATGGGCATATCGTTGGACGGCTGGGCATTGGCCCAGTGGGCAACGGGGGCGATCTTGTCCGGGCTGTAAATCAGGTCCAGATCGTCGTAGGAATAGTACACGCCATCGATGATGACATTTTCCTCCGGGGACCAGCGCTCATCGTTGGCATCGTTGATGATCTCGCCTCCGGCGCACTCGATGGCCTCATCCAGCGTCATGCTGTGATTGGATACGATCTCGCAGATCGTGGTGTTGGTGGCGGTGTCGATAAGCTTCTTCATGATATTTTCCTTTCTACCGCTGTGCGGCTGCACTGTTTCTTGATCTGTTTATATATTACCACGCGTTGCGTGGTATGTCAAGAGGAAATCGTAATTTTTAGCAAAAAGATATCCCGCACCGAAACGGTGCGGGATATCTTTTTCACCTTACTGTCCCAGCAATTTCCCCCAAGTCCCCTTCCCGGCGATACCGTCAGCGCCGAGGCCGTACTTGGTCTGGAACTTCTTCAGCGCCGTCTCCGTGCCGCTGCCGAAGTCGCCGTCCGCACCGGCCGCGCCGCAGGAAAAGCCGTAGGCGATCAGCGCCGCTTGCAGGGTCTTCACATCCGCGCCCTTCATGCCGCGCTTGAGCATCCGCACCTGCATATCCAACTTCTTTTCATCCTCCTTCTTCTCTGCGGGAGCGTCCCGCTCGCCGTCCTTCCACTTCGGGCGGCCGTAGCCCACGATGTTCCACGAGCCGAGGCTATACGACTTGCGGAACACCCCGCCGCCGTTTGCCACCACACCGCCGTCCCCTGAGGTGTTGCCCTCGATGGTGTACACCGTCGTGCTGTCCACCGCCACCACGCGCCCCACATGGGCGTAGCGATACCGGGACGTGCGGAAGAAAATGAAATCGCCCACCTGCGGCTGTACATACCACGCACCGGCGTTGCGGAAATACCCCGCCAGCCACTCGCAGTTATACGCCTTGCACTTGGACGGCACCGGCAGGTAGAACCGCTCCCGCGTCTCTGCCGCGCCGGACAGGTGCAGCTCCGGCCAGATCGCCAGGCTGCAACACCACGCCTGTCCCTGATACCGTGCGTCGTTGATGCCCGCCGCGTCGATGTCCCGCGTATACTTGGTGTAGTTGTTATACCCCGCGTTGGCAGTCTTGCTGTCCAGTTGGGCGTTGGACTTCTTTTCCAGATAGCCCCGCTCGCCCTCCAGCAGCGCCACCACAGCCTGTACCGTCGGCATGGCTCACACCTCCAGCTTGTTGTCCTTGTGATACTGCGCCGTGCTGATGCACAGCACCGCGCCGAGGAACGTGTCCACGGCGGTGATGGTGGTCACCACCTCGTCTGCATAAGGCCACGCCCACACCGCCGCCAGCGCCGCGTATAGTGTAGCCACGGCGGGCATGACAATGATGACCAGCCACTTGAGGATGTCATATACCTTGTTGTTCAGCTTCATGATTTCTTTCCTTTCCGGCCTGTCGGCCTGTTCCATTTTATGCCTCACCGTATGGGCAGCTTCCGCACTTCCTCCATGACGCGCCGCGCGCTGCCGTTGCCGCCCATCTCCTCATACGGCTCGTAGAGGTACACCTGCAAATTCTCGTACTCGTCCTGCGTGACGTAGCCCCGCTCGATGTACACCATGCCGAGGTGGATGATGCGGTCGTGGGCCAGCCCAACCAGCATCTTCCGCTCCGCCTCGTCGGCCTTGCTGCGCTTGGCCGTCAGCTCCATCCGCTTGAGGATCACCTTGCTCACCACGCCCCACAGGGCGGTGGAGGTCAGCAGCGCCACGATCAGCGGCACCGCCACCTGCGTCCATATCTCCATCCCGCCGCTTCTTACAGCTCCGCGCTGTTGGCGTACAGCGTCGCACCGCCCACGCTCACCGTGCTCTGCGCGGGGTCCGTCCGCATAACGGGACGACAGTCCAGCGCCTTGGCGGGACGCGCCGCCGCCGTTGTGTAGACCTGATAGTACCGCTGACACCGCAGCAGCTCCCCGCCGTAGTCCGGCAGCTCGTTCAGCACCCACGCGCCGTCGCCATTTTGATGTGCCAGCGTCTGCTGCTCACCCAACTCCAGCTTGATGGCCTTGATGTACAGCCCCTGATTAGCCGCCATGTTCTCGAAGCACTGAATCGCCACGACGGCGCGATCCTGCAACGCGCCGACGCTCCACTTTTCGAGCGTAAACGTATTTTGCACCAGCGTCCAGTCGGACACATTGGAGAGCGTCACGATGCCGCCGGACTGTGCTACGCGCAGCGAGGCGCCCTTTCCGTTGCCCTTATAGAGCATAGAGACCGTTACCGTCTGCCCGACCGCCGCGTCCGTTTCCAGTGCCTGCGCCCATGCAGGGTTGGCGGAGGCGGCGTTCTTGTACAGCTTGACGCCCTCCGCCGTCACGTCCACAGACAGCGTAGCGCCGGTGGTATACCACATATCCACACCGTAGCCGGTTCCCGCGTAACTCGTCTTCCCCCGCTGGTTCACGATGCAGCCGTCTGCAAATGTACCGTTTCGCAGCAGGTTGGCGTTGCACCCCACTGGGATATCGATGTTTTCCGCCGTGCTGCCGTCGTAGGTGACGGTAGTGCTACCGCTGGTGATGGTCAACGCGTTGGGGTTCGGCAGCTTATCCTCCGTCGTCGCCAGCTTCGCGTTGCTGGCCTGCACACCAAAACCGGTAACAGCTACCGTAAAGGTCTGTGCCGGAAAGCCCATATCCGCCAGTTCGCCGGAGCCGGAGAATATCCATCGGCCAAGTTCAGGCACTGGGATGAATAGCGGCAGCGTTGCGGTGTACATTCCCATCTTACACCGGCATTCCAGCACCTTCCCCGCCTCATACGCCGCATTGATGTCGGCCAGCGCCACCGGGCAGGTATAATTGGGGTAGTCACCCTCAAGGTCGATGTAGAACACCTCCGCACCGATGTTGTCCCGCGCCTGCTTCTTCTGGGCCTCCGTCAGCGTTTGAGGTGCGTTATACTTGACGGCACCCTCAGCCGATGTTGCGGCGTTTTCAGCACTTTCTGCTGCTGCTGCCGCCGATGCTGCAGCAGCACTTTTCGCCTGCTCTGCCTGATCGGCAGCCGCGACCGCCTCCGCGACCTTAGCCGCCAGAACGTTGTAGTAGTCACTGGAGATGATCTCCGCATCGGGGAGCACGCAGGGCGCCACCTCGACTACGAAGCGGAATGTAGCCAGCCGCTCGGCCGCTTTCCCGGAGCCGCTCCCAAAGATGTCGATCTCTGCAAATACGTCTCCAGCCACAGCCAGCATCTGTGTGGCCACCGGGGCCGTGACGACGTTTCCGGCATAGGAAATAGTCTCGCCAGCTTCGGAAGAATCATAAAGACCGCCAGTTCCGTCCGGTTTTCTGAAGCGGACCATGACAGACGATCCATCCGGCACGCTGTATGGCTGCGCCCCGTCCCACAGCGTGGCCACGATCGTCCGCGAGTTGCTATCGCCCTGCACCATGTGCAGGCGACACGGGATTGCATAAGCGGACAAGTTCAGCCCGATCGAGTGTTTAATATTCAAAAAAATCCCTCCCTATCCGTTGTAAACTATTTTCACCGAATCGATAGACCCCGTTCCTCCTGTTTTCGATGCCACACCACTGCCATCAAAGGAGAAGGCGCAGTACCAGTCATTCGACGCGCACTGGAAAGATCCAGAGGTGCCTTCAGGAATGAAGCAGGTCGCCTGATTGTTGCTCCCGCCAGTACAGCAGACGACATAGCCGATGGGCTTCCTCTCAAAAGGCTGGTAGTCTTTCCCGTCGATTTTCAGTGCGTCGAAGCTCGCACTTTCCGCCTCGATCGCTTTCTGTGCAGTCAAGTTTACGGCCTCCACAGAGTTTGCTTTCACGTTCGAAAATCCAGCGGACAAGACGATGTTCTCGGCATCTGCGCCGGTGATGTTGTTGTGGTAGACACGATAGATCTTCAGGAGGTTGTTTCCGTCGGCAGGATCGATGCGCAGCCGCCACCGCGTAGTGAAGTTCACTGTCCGTGCTCCACCGATGATCTGCTGGATCTGCACGGCATCGGTGATGCTGATCGCGCCGTCGCCGTTGACATCCAGTTTCTCGTAGTCAGCCAGAGTCGGCGTGACAGTCTTTAGGTTGATCTGATTGATTCGATCCAGATCTGCCTGCGAGTAGTCGGAGTTTTTGTAGGTCGCGCCGGTGGCGCTGGTGTCGATGGTGCCGCCGTCGAGATTGATAAAGAAGTTCCCCTGCTCGCTGGCGATTGTCCCAGCAATCAGATGCGCGGCCGTAATCATCCACGCCTGGATGCCCCCGGCAATGGTAGCGCCCATCGTGTAGGGGCCATTGTATCCGGTGCTGCTGGCGGCCCAGCCCTCGTAGTTAAAGCGCCAGACCTTCTTAGCCTTGGTGGGATCTGGATCATCGGCGATATAGAGCTCGTCCGGCTCGCCGTCTCCGTTCGTATCAAGCAGACGGACGGAACCGCCATTCGCCCCCAAGAGGGCAGCTGTCAGGCTGGCGGAGATCTTCTCCACCAGCGCGGCGGACGGCTTGGCATCGATTTCCTTCTGCTGACCGGCAATAGTAGCCGCGATGTTGGCCTTCACGCTGCCAAGAGCCACGCTGTCGTAGCGCTCCAGCAGGCAGTCCCAGACGATCTTGTTCACCCGCGCTTTGGCGTCCACACCCAGGCGGTGGAAGTAGACGCCCACGGTATCGCCCAGATAGATCTGCTCCAGGAACGCCACGTCCTCGTATCCAGAGGACTGCGCCAACAGTGCCAGCTTCACGTCCCAGCTCACCGCAGGGACGCCGATGCGATTCCGCTTGATGTAGGAGACAGCTGCGGCCTGCAGCTGCGCCTGCGTTGGCTGCTGCTCGAAGTTCGTGGATAGATCCAGCGGCATAAGCCTGGTGTAACCAAAATCGCCCTCTGCGTACACAGGCGCAGCCGTGACGGTGATGCCGTTGCCCCGCCAGTACGGCACCGCACCCGTGTAGCAGTTGGCGCAGCTGGCGTCCTGCGTCAGATCGGTGAGGTTTTTCCCATACCGCACTGACACGCCGCGGTCCGCTCCGCGTCGTGTCAGCAGCCGCACCGCCCACTCGTCAAACTCGTACTCGCCGCCGTACACGTCCAGCAGACTGCCCTGCTGGCCGCCCAGCAGCCCCCACGCGCTGGAGGGGACCGTCACGGACATGGTGGCCACGGTGGTCTTGTCGGTCGTCAGCGCAAAGGGAAAGTCTGTCGGCATCGCGTGGCTTTTAATAGCCGCCACAGCGGATGGCGCATCCGCTGCCGTGAATGGAGACACCACATAGCCGCCGAGATCATAGGCGATGTGCCGCGCGTAGATGGCCGCTGTGCCATTCATGCCGGGCACGATGCGATATACCCTAAAAGGCTGCAGCTTGCCGTCTGGGCCAACGGTAGCCCGGAGAATGGCGCGCAGCGCGATCTCTCCATAGTGGATTCCCTCCACCGGATAGTGCAGCTCCAGTTCGTACTGGCCATTCAGCTCCTGCGTCACCTTGCAGGACGTAGCGTCTGCGAGGACGCCCAGCCCATTGTCAACGCCCGCCGGGAAGCTTGTGCGGTCGGCGTCATACAGGATCGGTTTCATAGTGTCCACCACCTCGGGATGATCTCCACGCTTGTAATGCCGCCCGTCCAGCGGACGACGCTTTCCCCGGCCGGCAGCGTGGGAAACTCCGGCGCGGAGATAGTATTGTTCAAATTAAATGCCCCGTAGGAGGCATTCTGCGTGCCCGAATCGAGCACAACAGCGCCGCGAGGCATGCTGTTGATACTGACAGTGACATCGCCTACCGTCAGGGTCCCCGCCCCCGTTCCGGTGACAGTGATCGTCGGCAGAGCCGTGAAAGCGGTGGGATTTCGCAAAACCGCCCCCTGCACGGCCTGCACCGGCATATCTCCGATGCGGAGAAACCGCTGCGGCTGGCAGTTAAACTCGATCGTCGCGCGGCCAAACCGGTGCATGACGCTCTCCACGTCCAGCGGGCCGGCAAAATAGGCCCTGCGGTAGGTCTCTACGTCGTAACTGTCCTCCAGCTTGTGGTACCCACGCGGGCCGCAGAGCCAGTCAGCCACCGCGCGCATAGCGCGGGGGAGCCGCATCCGCTCTGCGCTGATGTAGATGCTGTATGCCTGCACATAATTCTGGTAGGCGTCCTGGAGAAACAGCAGGTCGCCGTTTCGCCCGGGGACGGCCTGTGTGTCCAGCTTTCGCGCAGAAAGCTCCACATCCGGATAGCGCTCAACAACAACGCGAACGTCATCAGACGATACTCCCGCCCAGAAAATCATGCGAACACCGCCTCTCTGCGTTCTACCGCGTGCTGCAGCCTGTACATGACAGCATCCGCCAGCGCGTTGACGTCCTGCCCCTCCGCGCCGTAAACGTTCAGCACTACACCGCCCATGTTAGTGGTCGTGCCACCGCCCAAGGGCAGCGCCGACAGCGCGGACAGCTCTTCGCCCATGTCGCGCATAGCTCTCGGCATAGCCTGCTCTACGCCCAGCGTGATGCCGGGCGGGATGAACTTTCCGATTTCATTCGCAAAGACCTTAGACGGGGAATCAATGCCGAACAAGCCTTTGACCCAGTCCAGGACATCGCTTACCCAGCCGCGGAGTTTGTCATAAAGCCACGATGCCGCATTAGAGATTCCGTTGAATAGGCCGTGAACCAGCTGCGACCCGACTTCGCCAATAGAAGCCATTCCGGACAGGAGGCCCTTGACAATGGCGCCGATGATCTCCGGCAGCCGCACCACCAGACGGGGCAGCGCCTCGATCAGGCCCTGCGTCAAGCCTGCGATAAGAGATCCCGCCGCGATGATGATCTCATCCACATGGTCCACCAGACCCTCGGCCACGGTGATGATGGCGTCGACCGCCGCGGGGATCAGCGCCGGAAGATTTCCGGCGATGCCTGACGCAAGGGCGGCAATGATATCAATGCCGGCGTTCAGGATCTGCGGGAGCAGTATCGTGATCTGCTCGACCAGCATCGGAACGACCGCGGCTATCGCCTCCACGGCCGCAGGAAGCGCCTGCACGATACCGGATACCAGACCACCGATCCCCTCGATAAGCGGCGGCAGGAGAAGCTCCAGAGCCGGCGCTACATAGGGGATCATGCCGGAGATCAGCTGCGTGAGGCCCTGAACAAAGCGCGGCAGCATGATCTGCAGACGCGGCAGCAGGTTGTCTGCAAAGGTGTTGACGCTGTCGATCACATTCTGCACCAACTTGTCCAGATCCAAATTATCGTTGCTCATGCCGGTGATAAGGTTACTCCACGCCGACTTCATGGCGTTGGCGCTGCCCTGGATGGTGGTCGCCGCCTCCTTGGCGGTAGTGCCGGTGATGCCCATTTCCGTCTGGACTACGTGGATGGCGTCCACGATGTCGGCATAGCTGGAAATGTCGTACTTGATTCCAGAGAACTTCTCGGCGTCTGCGAGCAGCCGCTCCATTTCCTGCTTTGTGCCGCCATAGCCCAGCTTCAGGTTGTCCAGCATGGTGTAGTTGGCCTTGGCAAAGCCCTGATAGGCGTTCTGGATGCTGGTCATGTCCGTGCCCATCTTGTTGGCGTTGTCGGACATGTCTGTGATAGCCTGATCGGCCTTCTGAGCCGCCGCGGCCGTGTCGCCGCTCAGAGACTGCAGCAGAGACGCGGAGAAGCTGGTGACGGTCTCCATATACTGGTTCGCGCTCAAGCCGGCAGTCTTGTAGGCGTCGTTGGCATACTGCTGCACCTGCGCGGAGGACTCCTTGAACAGGGTGTCCACGCCGCCGATCAGCTGCTCCTGCTCGGCAAAGCCCATAATGGACTGCTTGCCGAGATCTACAAGCGCTGCGGTAGCCTCCTTGATAGCTGACGCCATCGCTTTGATGCCGGAAACGATAAAGTCAGAGGCGACGTTGGCCCTCAGGACATCGCCAAAGGACAGGGCCTTCTCGCTGCCCTCGCGCATGTCATCGCCCAGCTCCTCTACGCCGCTGGAGGCGTTGCGCAGTTCGCTCTGCATCTTGTTCAGCGTGGCAGTGGCCTTATTCAGGCTTTCCTGATACTTGAGCGTATACTCGTTAAGCGGGCCATACTTGGCGGCCGCTTTGCCGGTCTGCTCCGCCAGAAGCTTCACGCGATCACGCTGCACTTCAATCTGCTTGGACAGCACGGAGGCGGTCTTGGCATTCCTTTCCTCCGCCGTTGTGGCAGCGGTAAACTGCGAAGCCACCAGCTTCATCTGGCTCTCCAGCGTCTTGGACTGCTGGATGATCTGGCTAATCTGTCGGCGATACTCCGCCTCGCCGTCTACGCCGATTTTAGGGCCGATGTTCACAGCCATAGGCTCACCTCACTTTCATAGCTTCGTCAAATGTCCAGTGTTTCTGTTTTTTCTTGGGGGTAGCCCCGTTATAAATGGCGAGGCAGGCGATCATGTCCAGCATTTCACCGTATCGCGTGACCATGATCTCCTGCCTCCCCATATTCAGCTTTCGCCCGTAAAACAGGAGCCAAGCAAGGTTCAGCTGGACGCCTGCGCCTTGCCGCTTTCTTTTTTTTCGGGCTCTACCTCCACTGTGGGCTTGCTGTCTTCCGTCCAGGCCGCCAGCGCCGCCTGCTGCAACTGGATGAACTCGCTTTCTCGCAATGACAAAACCTCGTCCACCGTCAGGGGCCGGGGAGGTATCCAGTCTCCGCCGATGTCCGCTCTGCCGAAGGTTTCAAATTCAAGGGCCGTCGCATAGCCTTCGCTCATGGCGACGATAATTGCGGCTGTGTCCCGCACCACCTTGCCGTAGCTCCCCTCCAGCACCTCCCCCAGACGGGTGATATCGCCGTCCGGGCAGAGGTCGGATATCTTAGCGGAGGCGCCCACCGTGAAGCGGAAGCCCACTTCTCTGCCGTAGATCTGCATAGGCTCCTCCTCTTACGCCGCGCCGCCCAGGATGGCCTTCAGGACCTCCACGGCAGCCTCCTCGGTGGCTTGATCCGCGCCCACCAGCTTCCAGTCGTGGCTGGCGGTGTCGTCCCGCATCAGCGTGGCGGTCAGCTCCTGCGTCTGCCAGTCGATGGACTCTTCCTGTGTAGCGGCATCCAGGCCGGGCTGCTGGAAGCGGGCCTTAGCCAGCACCACCGGCGCGTAGGTGACCACACCGCCGCTCTGGTAGCGCACCACAAAGCCGATGCCCACGTAGGGGATCTCCATGCCGTCGCCGTAGTGGGAGACGTCTACCTGCGCTCCGCCGGCCGGTACCTTGGTGGTCTCCGGCAAGCCCAGAATAAACTTCTCCGCTTCGGCCAGAAGGCCGTCCACCGTCAGCGTGGCAGTACCGCCGGTAAAGATGGCCGCTGCGGCCTCTGCGGACACGTTGTCCGCGTGAAAAACATTGTCGTCCGTGGTGTTCAGGGACAGCGACACGCTGACGCCCCGGGCCAGCTGCATCCCGCCGCTGTAAGTGACCACGCTGCCGACATTAGAATACTTAGCCACGTAGGGCATACTGAAGCCCGTACAGACCTTTCCTGCTGCGCTCATAGCAGTACCTCCTATTTCATGATCTTTTCAATCTCGCGGCTGCATGCCGCGTCCATTGCCGCTTCCGCCGCCTTCTTGGCGGAGTTTACGGCCTTGTCCACAAACTTCGTCTTTTTCCGGAAGGTAGTGCCGCTGTTGACAGATCTGGCGATTAGGACATTGGGCTGCCCCCGCGGGTACTTTTCCGTCCGGGTGGAGTTGTACCCATCAAAGCCAAGTTTGACGTTGACAAACCCGTCATCATCTTTCATGCGGCTGATGCCAAAGCCATCCAGAAGCCCCGCCTTCTGCGGCAGGGTGACGGTGTCAACCAAGCCACCGTTCCGGGCGCGTCCATCGCCCACAGGCAGAGCCTGTATCGCGCGCCGTACCGAATCAGCCACGACCGTGGCACCGGCATAGACCGTCTTACCCACCACGCCGTCCTTGGTGGACTGCTGCAGCTTGTTCAGCTGCTTAATGTAGTTGTCAATGCCGCCGAACTGGAACGTAGCCATCAGGCAAACACCTCCCAGTCCCACTCGTAGTGCCAGAAGCCGGTTTCTTCCTCAAACTGGCAGCTGTTCAGGCTCCAGACGATCTCCGCTGCGTCGAAGGCGGCTTCCAGCTCATCTCGCCAGGGGTCAAATTCCTGCTTCGTGAACAGGTCCGTAGAGCCGGCGACCGCTTTCTCGGCGTGGACGCCGTCGGCCTCGAAGTCGTTCGCACCGTCCTCCTGCCAGACGAGGTAGCGGTCGGACTGGATGCGCCCGCCGTGGCTGACGGCGTCGGTCACGGCGAGGTGCGCCGCGATGATCCGCCGCGCCCACAGTGGCGTCCTGTCGGTGCCCGAATCGGGCACATTTCGCTTTTTACTCATGAGGCACCTCGTACTTCTGCTCGATCCGGGTAAGCGTCAGGTCCATGGACGGCGGGTAGACGTCCTGCAGCTGCTGCACCAGCTCGATGCCATACTGCGTGCCATCCTCCGTGACGGCGATGCACTGGGGATTCACCGTTGGCCGCGTCTGTGTCCGAATCACGCGCTCCACCTGCACCTGCGCCTGCTTGCCGCTGTAATACCGCTGCAGGCCGACGCGCCGCTCCGCGTAGAACAATGTCTCCACCAGCGTAGGCGTAGGCTTTGGCTGGTAGCCGGGTTGGGCGGCATCCGTTATGGTGTAGATCTTCACCACGCCGTCCCGGTAGGGCTGCGTGATCTGCCGGTCGTCAGGGCGAAACGGTAGCTTCCGCATAGTTCTTCACCTGCCTGTCGTTCTGCATGGCCAGCAGCCGGTTCAGATAGTTCGTCTCGAACACATCCAGCGCGTCGCTTAAGCCGTACCGGACGTATTCCTTCAACAACGTCAACGGCTCCCCGGGGTTCTCATAGTCACCAGCCGCGCCGAGCTTCCCGTCAATATACGCCTCCCCGGAGGCGATGAGGTCGGACACCTTGGCATCCGTAGCCCCATCGCTCCAGGTAATGTTACAGGCGATCTTGACGGACGACAGCAGCGCGGCGTTCACCGCGCCCGCCACCGTTAAGACTTGGTGACGGTGACCTTGTAGGTCTTGGTGGTGGTGCCGTCAGCGGCAGTCACAACGACCTGCAGGGTGTTGCTGCCGGTCTTCCACGTGGCGGTGGTGCCGTTGTTGATCTCGGTGCCGTTCACGGTCAGCTTCATGGCAGCCGCAGCGTTGCCGGGCACAGCGGTCACCACATCAGACGCGCTGGTGGTGGTCGCGGTGTAGGTCAGCGTGCCGGAGGCGAACGCGGGAGTCAGAGCCAGATCGCCCACGGTCAGAGCGGTCAGCGTGGCGTCGGTAGACGCTGCGGGAGGATCTACCTGCGTCACCTTGTAGGTGGCGGGCGTCAGACCGGAGATGTCCAGCACCAGGAAGGCGTTGTTGTCCAGCGGCATGCCGTTGGCGTAGGCCTTGATCAGATAGACGCGCTCGTCTTCCAGGAAGCGGTAGTGGTCGCTGTACTCGATGCGGCCCTCGGGGGAGGTGCCCGCCATTGCCAGATAGCGATAGGCGATGCCGATGACAGCCTTGCCGCGGGGCAGTGCGGGGGTCTGAATGACGTCCATCGGATAGGGCAGGACATCATTCCGGTAGGTGCCGTCCGGAGCCATCAGTGTGGTGGCGGGCATAACCTTCTGCAGGTAGTCCTGGGGGTTCACCAGCAGGATCACATCACGGACACGGCGAGGCTTGCCGTTAGGGTCAGCCGCCATAATGGACAGCAGATTCCCCACGGTGCGGGGAGACAGGTCGTCCACCTTGATGGCAGGCTTCTCAGGGTACGCACCGCCGGTGACGGTGACCCCGTCGCCCACCTGACGGATCATGCCGATAGGCTTCTTGTTGCCGTCGCCGGCGACGTAGCCAGCCTCCGCGCCATTACTCAGTGCCTCATACAGGGTCTGGCGGACGAAGTTGTCCAGCCACTCCGGACCAAGTTCCAGCATCGCCTTGCAGACAGACAGGAACGCGGACAGCTTCATCAGCGTGGTGGGAATCTTCTTAATGCCGGCGGTCAGTTCCTTGACGATGTCGTCGCAAAGGTCGCCCCACACGGCCTCCTCGTAACCGTTGGTGTTTACCATGATCTCGGCGGCGCCACCGGTGGCGCGGAAGTTGATGCGGCTCAGCAGGGGATGCGCCGTCTGCAGCTCGTCAAAGACGGAGTTAATCACCGTCTTAGGCAGCGCCTCATCCAGACCGGTGACTGCCTGCCGGGGGTCGGGAGAGAGCATAGCCGCAGACAGCTTCTGGTAGTAACTGCGCTCCTCGCTGGTCAGCTGGTGGACGCCGCGCTGGGCAAGGATGCGGGAATCGACTTCCTGCCGCAGGTCATCAAACCGCTGCTCGTACTCGGCCTGAATATCCAGACCGATGCGCTGCATCATCTCGTCCAGAACGGAAGAGAATGCGCCGGTGTCGCCGGAGACGGCAGCCTGCTGGAGAGCCTGCCGCAGTTCCTCGCGGGTGCGAATGTCATTGTTGTTCATTCTTTTTCTCCTTTCGATTCTCAAGAAAACAGTCCGAGAACTTTGTTGATTTTTTCAGGGCTTCCGCCGCCCTGGGGATCCTTGTTGGACGCAGGCACCGAGGGTGCCGCTGCCAGGTCGCGGAGCTGCGCCGCCAGCGACTTCTGATACCGGAGATGCTGCTCCATGCCGGCATTCATCTTCTGCAGGATGGTGGCCGCGCCGCTCATGTCAGCGTCGGTGTCGGCAAGGCGATCCGCGAGACCGAGCTCAACACACTGCTCAGCGGTCAGCCACGTTTCCGCGGCCATCATCTCCGACAGACGCTCCTCCGTCAGCTTGTCGCCGGCCTTCTGCAGATACGCCTGCCGCCCCGCAGTGTTGATGACATCCAGATCATCCGCCGCCTTCCGCAGCTCCGCGGCATTGCCACAGGCACACATCCACATGTTGTGGATCATCATCAGGGTGTTGCGTGGCATGATCACCTCGTCGCCCACCATGGCAATCACGGAGGCGATGGAGCAGGCAAAACCGTCCACGTGCACCACCTTCCGCGCCGGGTGGCGCGTCAGCTGGTTGTAGATCGCCGTGCCTTCAAAGACGCTGCCGCCGTAGCTGTTGATGTAGATCTCGATGCGCGACACGTCGGGATGCTTCGCCAGCTCCTCGCGGAAGTGCTCCGCGCTGTTGTCGCTCTGGACATACCGCCAGTTCTCCCAATCGAATTCCTCGCCTTCTACGTCACCGTAGATGTAGAGCTGCAGGACGCCCTCCGCAGCCTGCTTGATTTCCCAAAGGGGTTTCCTCATGCGTTTCCTCCTTCCGCACCGCCGAGCACAGAGGTCTCCGAACCCAGCGTTGCAATATTTTTCGTGAGATAATGCTTGTCCGCCCAATCCTCCGAGATGGCGGGCAGACCCGCCGCCCGCAAGACCTCATTGATGGAGAACACGCCGGAGCCGACCAGCTTCTCCACATTCGCCGCGTTGGCGAACATATCGAAGTGGCGGATGCTGCTGGTGTCAATGCGGAGATAGTCGCCGCGCTGGATCCGGTCGTAGCCGTATCGCTTGCGGTTGATCTCCTCCTGCAGCTGGTCGCAGATGGGGTCGATGCAGCCGGTCAGGAATCGGCCCTGCGCGTCCTCCGTGCCCTGGATACTGCCATCCACCAGCACCGCCGGGATCTGGAACGCCTTCGCCGTGAACGCGAAGATGTCCTTCATCTGGCTCTGGATGTCCGACAGCTCTACGGCAGCCTTGCCGCCCTCGTTCGTGTAGGCGTAGCCTTCAAACTCCGGCAGGACAGCGCCATCAGAGTCGAGGAAGGTTTTCACCTGCTCCTCGATCATCTGCGAGAACTTCTGCGTGAAGTCATCCGCGCCGGAGGCCAGCTGACTCACGTGGACTTTCCAGTGCTGCCCCTTGTCCCATGCATACCGCCGCATGGCGGCATTGATGAGCCGCACGTAAGAGCCGTACAAACCATCCAGCACCGGCTTGATATTCACGTGGTTCAGCGTAAGATGCAGGACTTCCCGCTCGCGGTAGGTCTTCTCGTAGGACACATCGCCTACCTGCACGCTCGTGTACTCGTTCTGCTTGCTGGGATAGCTGCCGCCGGTCATATAGCTGTCTACCACGACCAGTGCGTCATAGCCTTCCCGCTGCCGGGTGCCGATGACCAGCACCTCGTTGTCCACAAGCAGCTTTGCCACCAGCTTGTGCAGGAACGCCGTGGAGTTCTGGTTCACGTTCGGTTCTACGTTCCAGAGATAGTGTTCGCGCTCTCGAACTTCCTTCCCTTCCCGGAATGTCCGGAACTCACAACGCCCGACGGCGTTGGCGATCATGTTCGCGCAGATCCAGAAGCAGGTGTCCCGCAGCTGGAATTCCTGCGCCGCTGCCAGAAGATCGCGGCACGTGATCTCCACCGTAGTGGGAGAACGAGCCTTGCCTCCGGCGAGCCACTTCCAAAAATTAAGTGCCATTGCCCACCTCCTATAGCCGGATCGCGCCGATGGGCGGCAGTTTCACCGGCTCGCCGGTGCCAAGCACCGCCTCCTCGGTCATAGATGCCGCCAGAGCCATGAACGGGTCCGTTTTCCGGCTCTTCGGTTCGATCTTGGCGTAGTAAAAATTTCCTGTATTCGTACCGGCACGTTGGCCGCTGCGCACTCTTTTGGTATTGTTCACTCCCCAGCGCAGGGGTGGGTTGTCACCCCATGTGAACAGGTCGCGGTCAAAGCATTCCTGGATCACAGGGTCGACCTGCATGATGTCGCTGGGCCGAACCAGCTTCACGCGGTTCTTGTCTCTGGCGTCAAAGCCGATGCGCCGCATGGCGTCGCTCACCAGCGTCCAGCGGAAGTGATCCATTGCCAGCTTGACGATGTTGTACTTCAAACCCATCTCCTTCAGGTAGTCCGCCAGGAGGTTGGGGTCGATGCTCACATCGTCCACCACCGTCAGCTTCCCTGCCTCCGCCCAAGCTCGCCATGGGGCGACGATGCGGGAGAGCGACCGGCTCTGCAGGCAGACCCACGAATGGTTGATGTCAAACCGCTGCGCGCCCACACGGAAGTGCAGGTTGACGCTCGCCCAGTCGTTGATCTCCGCGTAGTCGATGCCTGCCACGCAGGACTTCCCGCGGAGATCCGGCAGCGGCCGGTTGGTCGCCTTGACCTTGGCATAGTCCGTCACGCTGATCTCCAACTGCCCGGCGCGGATGCCCATCCGCTTTGCCAGGAAGTCTCCGTTCTGCTCCGGGTTGACCAGCCAGTCCGCGTATTCCTCCTCGATCTCTTGCCGCAGGTGCGGGACATAGGACAGCGACGGGTTCGCCATGAACCAGTTCTCCGGGTCGTTGACCTGCTCCCGGTTTTCCAGGCAGCAGATGAACGGGAGATAACCGCCCTCCGGCTCCGCCTCGTTCTCGAAGAGGATCCGCCGTCCCTGGGCTATGAAGTCGTCCAGCGGGCCATCAGACACGTCGCCGTTGGATGTGAACATCCCGATGCGCGGCTGTCCAACCTTGCCAAGACCGGTGACGAAAACCTTGTAGTTGTTGTAGTTCTCAAAGGCGTGGACTTCGTTAAAGACGACCTTGCCGGAGCGCATACCGTCCCGTCCCTTCGGGTTGTTGGTGCGCCCCTTCATCACGCCCTTGTTCTTCCGACCCTGCACCATCTCTTTGGTGTGGTAATAGTGCCGGTTGAGCTTCGACTCCCACTTGGGGGATTCTAAGACTTCGGACAGATCCTTCACCGGCGTGACCGCCTGCTCCTCGTTGTTGGCGCACACGTCCACGTTATAGTTCTTCACGGGATTGTAAGGAGAGATGGAGCACGCTCCATCAAAGGCGATAAAACCGTCCTTGCCTGCACCGCGCCCCACCATGCAGAGCAGCTTCTTCCACCGCGGCCGCCCGTCGGCGCGGTAGGTGCAGTCCCACAGCGCGAGAAGGAATTCCTCCCAAGGGAACAGCCGTTCATAGGGGAAGTAGCGCAGCAGACTCAGGTACCGGCGCAGCTGCTCCGTGTCCACGTAGATGTCCTCCGTGTCGAATACGCGGCGGATCATCGCCACCAGCGCGTGCTGCTCGGGACAGGCGCGGGGATTATTGGACTCGACGATCTCGATATAGCGCAGAACCTCCGCGGGGATATCACAGCTCATCGTCATCATCGCCCCTGGCAGCTGCCGCCAGGGCGTCCTCCTTAAAGCCCAGCGTGGTGAAGATCGCCAGCATTTGGCGGGAGACTTGAATCTCCAGCGACACGCTGCGGTTCTCCATCAGCCGCCCCCGGTCATCCGTGACGGTCAGACCGCGCCGGGCAATGTCGTCCCGCAGCTCCTGCCGCCTCACCCAGAAGTCCATATACTCCTGCACCTTGTCCCGGTACACATCACCGTCGAGATCCCTGTCGATCAGGTTCTGCAGCATCGACTGCCGGAGTTCCTTATAAGCATCCGTCAGGCGGTAGTTCTTCCGCTTCTGCGGAGGCGAGTCATGACCCGCCCGCTGCGCCTCCAGATGCCGCGCCATGGACACGTTCTTCTTCGCTGCGGCGACCTGGTCGCGGCGCAGAGCAATGCGTCCCATCATAGCCAGCCGGTCAAACGCGCTCCGGAAGTCCTCACCGTAGGTGTCCACGCACCAAGTATTTAGAGCTGCCTCATCACAGCCAAACCAACCGCACAGCTCCTCCACGGAGCACTGCATGCCGCACAGGCTCTCAAATTGCCGACGGTCCATTTCTCGCTGATGCGCCATCATTACACCTCCTTTTTGCTCAAACACACAGCCCTTCTGCCCGTAAACTTCTCCCACCGGTCAATGATGACATCCACGTATTTAGGATCAAGCTCCATGCAGTAAGCCCGCCGCCCGTTCTGCTCCGCTGCGATGATCGTTGTGCCGCTGCCAGCAAACAAGTCAAGCACTGCATCGCCTTCCCTACTGGAGCACTGCATCTGATAGTCAAACAGCTTCACAGGCTTCATCGTCGGGTGCTCCGCAGATTTTACGGGCTTGTCAAAATTCAACACGGTCGTCTGCCGTCTATTTTTGAAAAAATAGTGCTTGCCGCCCTTTGTCCAACCGTACAGACATGGCTGCGCTTCGTCGTCTGACTCGAACTCGCCATACAAGCAAGGATCATGGCGCGGTTGAAAGTCAGAGCGACCCAGTACAAGCTGAGACTTTACCCATATCAAGCACTGGTGCAGAACCAGCCCCGAGTCCATGCATGCACCGCGAAAGTTGTAACCCTCAGACTCGCCGTGCCAGACATAAAACGGTGCGGCAGGTTTCATGACCTTCGCCGCGGCGGAGAAAGCGGCGGTGAGAAAGCTCCTAAACGCTGCAGAGCTCATGTTATCATTCGCCATTTTCCCGGCGGCGCCCTGATAGTCGACATTGTACGGGGGATCGGTAAGCAGAAGATCCACCTGTCCCCCCCCCACGAGCGCCTGTACGTCCTGCAGAGACGTACTGTCTCCGCACATTAGGCGATGTCGACCCAGCTGGAATATCTCGCCCTGCTTACTCCGAGGCTCTGCGGGAGGAGCGGGACTATAGCCATCTTCAACGACCTCATCGTTCAATTGCGCCTGAAGTCCCCACTCGAAATCAAACGCCGACAGATCCAGCTCCGGCAGCTCGGCGGCCAGCAGGTCGAGATCCCACGGGCTCTCGTTGGTCTTGTTGTCCACAAGACGCAGGGCGTTCACCTGCTCCGGCGTCAGATCATCGACGCAGACGCAGGGCACCTCAACCATGCCCAGCTTTTTCGCCGCCAGGGCGCGGCAGTGCCCGATGACGATAACGCCGTCCCGGTCTACCACGACCGGCTGCACAAAGCCGTACTGCCGGATGCTCTCTGCCACGTTAGCCACCTGCGCGGCGTCGTGCTTTTTGGCGTTGGCTCGATACGGCGTCAGCTCCGCCAGTAGCCTGTTCTCGATTCGCATAAAGTCACCTCCCGTGCCCGATTCGGGCACCGCGCCCGCCTCAGGCCAGCCAGCCTACGTCAATACCCCGCGCATCCAGCGCAGGCCTTCGAATGACCAGCCTGAGGCATTCTTCTGCGGCTATGCGGGACGGGCGGACGAGCCGCCCACCCCAGAAGAAGAGGAAAAGAGTATGTCTGGAGCACACCTGCCCCGCAAAACCGCAGATTTGTCAAAATTGCCTGGAAATCCTCGCGTCTGCGCGCAGCGCGGCGACGCGCAGACGCGGAAATCTCGGGAATGTCCTGGACCCCCGCGAGTAGCAACAAAGACGCGAGGGACGTTTTTTCGAGGGGGGGGATCAGTCCCACCGCTCCGGCGTCAGAGGCGGCGC